GTTGCTCTAGGTAGTTTGGTCGGCTGGTGGCTGACAGAGATGCCAAAAATACGGGGCAAGAAGCAGACTGTTCTAACAACTGCTAACAGGCTCGACTTGGCCATCACCCTGTTCGACGAGATCGCGCCCGTGTTAGTTGATCGCTTTCAAGCAACCGCTGTAAAGGCTTACGGTCGGAACTCGGTGACGATGCCAGACGGCAGCAAGTGGACAGTACGGGCGGCTAAGCCTTCGGTCGGTCACGGCACAAGCAACGATCTGATCGTGGCAGACGAAATTTGGGACATGTCGCAGCTCGCTATTGACGGCGGTCTGATCCCGTCCATGCGCGCACGAAAATCGCCGCTGCTTAGCTGCTGGTCAACGGCTGGCACTGAGGCATCGACCGCGTTTCTGCGTTGGCGTGAGCAAGGTCTGCGAGCAATAGATCGTGGCGAGCGATCGTCGTTGTATTTTGCCGAATTCAGCCCACCGCCTCATCTAGACCCGATGAGTCCGACCGCTTGGAAATTTGGAAACCCAGCTTTGGGCCATACGCTGGAACTGTCAACAATCGAGGCCGAGTCTCAAAACCCTGACCGCGCACAATTCTTACGGGCATCAGTAAATCTGTGGGTGGCTTCCGATCGGGGATGGATACCGCCGGGTGTCTGGCCTGCACTTGAGCACGAAGGGGAAATACCAAAAGGCGGCATTGTTGCCATCGAGACCAGCATGGACGACTCGCGCTATTTCGGCCTGCGCGCCGTAGCGCTACCTGATCGCCGCATTGTCGTGACCGTGGCCTTTGTCGTGGACAGTTTTGCAGCTCTCTTGCTTGAGGTCGATCGGCTGACCGCTGACGGCTGTAAGTTTGCTATCTCACCGAGCATTGACATCCAGTGGCCTCGACATTTAGAGACCAAAAAGGTCATTGTCGGCTACGGCGAAATACTGAAATACACCCCCACTGTAAGAAACCTGATAGCAGAAAAAATGCTGCTACATGACGGCTCAACTCAACTTGCTGAGCATGTTCAGCGCGCGGTCGCGGTCAGAAGTCAGGGCTCAGTCGCAGTCAGTTCGCAAAGGAGTCCAGGGCCCATCGAGTTGTGTCGCTGCATGATCTGGGCAGCTGCATTGTGCTCAAGGCCGTCAGTGTCGGGTAAGCCGATGCTGGTCACTGTTAGTCAGTAACATACCCTCGGCACTCGGTCGAAGTACCTAGCCTTTCGTCGGGAACTGATTAGGCCGATCGAGTGCCACCATCACAGCGTCGCTATCTGTAATGTTATGGCATGGGATTATTTGACCGCAAAGTAAGCAAGGCTGCCATCAGTCCAGCGCCTGCTAAAGCGGCAGCTGCTGGTGCAATGAGTCCCGGGTACAACAGCAGCAATGTCGGCAAGAACATGATCGGTCAGTACTACACCTATCGCGAAGGCGAACTACGCGCAGCAGCAATCTCAATCCCAGCGATCTCACGCGCGCGCGATCTACTTGCATCAGTGATCGGCTGCATGCCATTGCAGATGTACAACGAAATGTGGAACGGCGAAGAAATGGAACGCGTTTATATCGCCCCTAGAACTTGGTTACGCAGGCCAGACCCTACCGTCCCATATAACTTTCTTATGTCGTGGACTTTTGACGACTTGTACTTTTATGGGCGCGCGTTCTGGTACATCACCAGCCGCACCGCTGACGGTTTTCCAGCAACCTTTACTCGACTACCAGCAGGCTCAGTTACGACGACAGACATGGCTGGCCCCGTATGGTTTGCGCCATCATCGCAGGTGTATTTTCAAGGCGGCGAGATCGACCCTAAGAACTTGATCCAGTTCTTGTCGCCAACACAGGGCATGGTGTATTCATCGCAGGCCGCCATTGAAACCGCAATCAAAATCCAAGATGCTCGAGCGCGCAATGCTTCATCGTCGATCCCTGCTGGTGTGCTAAAGCAAACTGGTGGCGAACCACTAAGCGCACAAGAACTTGCCGATCTTGCAGCTGCATTTAATCAAGCGCGCGCAACCAATCAGACTGCTGCGCTAAACGAGTTTCTATCTTACGAACCGACAACAATGTCACCAGACAAAATGCTGCTCATCGAGTCAGCAAACTACAGCGCATTAGAAACTGGTGGACGGATCGGCAATGTGCCGCCATATTTGATCGGCGTATCGACCGGGTCTTACTCGTATCAGTCATCGCAACAGGCTCGCATGGACTTGCTGTTTTTTGGTGTCAAACTTTATGCCGACGCAATAGCAGAAACATTGTCAATGAACAATGTGCTACCGAACGGCACTTTCGTTGCCTTCGATTACGAGTCATACCTTGAAGAAAATTATTTAGCAGACAAAATGGAAACACCAATAGAAGAAAACACGCAAGAGGAGATCGCAAACTCATGATCAGATTTACAGCACCATCCGTCAGCATCGACGCAGCCGCAGGCGACGGCACACCATCACGAACCATTACAGGGATTGCCGTTCCGTACGGTGTTGCAGCAACTGTCTCGGACGGTACAGCCGTAACTTTTGAGCAGGGCAGCCTGCCAGTCGAGGGCAAAGCCCCACGGCTCTACATGAACCACGACAGCAATCAAGCCATCGGCATTGTCACCGAGCGCGTCGATACCGCTGAAGGCATGCTGTTTAGTGCCAAGATCAGCAAGACCGCCGCAGGCGATGAGGCTTTGCAGCTTGCCCTTGACGGTGTTCTTGACTCAGTATCTGTCGGCGTAAACCCAACAAAGACTCGAGCAAATGATGACGGCTCAATCACCGTCCTGGCTGCCGACTGGATCGAATTGTCCATGGTTCCAGTCCCAGCTTTCGCTGGCGCAGTCATCACAGATATTGCTGCCAGTATCCACCACGAACCCGAAGAGACCGACAATAATGAAATACAAGAACCCACAGAGGAGACAGAACCCATGTCAGAAGTAACAGTCCCAGCAGTCGAGGCAACCATCCCAACCGCTGCAATTCCAGCACAAGCAAAACGCGAGTTCAAGTTGCCAAACGCAGGCGAGTTCATGGCTGCCTACCACATCGGTGGCGACACTTACCACAACATGAACAAAGCAGTCGCAGAATACAACGCATCAAAGCGCACCGTATTCGAAGCAGCTGCAGGCGATGTCATCACGACCGATACACCGGGTCTCTTGCCGGTTCCAGTCCTTGGCCCATTGGTACAAGACTTAAACTTCTTGCGTCCAGTCGTAGAAGCAGTTGGCGCTCGCGCTTACCCAGACAGTGGACAATCAAAAACCTTTATTCGTCCAACGATCACCACGCACACCAGCGTCGCATCGCAATCAGAATTAGGTGCAGCATCAGCAACAACCATGGTCATTGCGTCAAACTCGATCAGCAAAACCACACTTGCTGGACAAGTAACCCTTTCCGTACAGGACATCGACTTCACTTCGCCTGCCGCAATGCAGCTGATCTTGAATGACTTGATGGGCGAGTACATGATCGCTTCTGACAACTTGGCAGCAGACAACTTGCTCACCGCAGCAAGCGCATCGGGTGTCTGGGACGGAACAGTTGCCGACTTGCTCAAGTCTGTTTACGACGCAGCAAGCGACATTTCAAGCAACCGCAACTGGCTGCCAACCCACATGTTCGTGTCCGTCGATGTCTGGGCGCAATTAGGCCAGCTCGCAGATACAACGGGCCGTCAAATCTTCCCGTTGATCGCCAACGGTCTCAGCGGATACAACGCCGCAGGATCACAAAGCGCAACATCATGGAACGGCAACCCACTCGGCTTGCAGCTTGTAGTTGACAGCAACTTCGCTGCAAAGACCATGATCATCACCCGTGTTGGTCAAGGCCAAGGCGATGCTTACGAGTTCTACGAGTCAATTCGTGGCCTCATGAGCGTTGAGCAGCCATCCGTGTTGGGACGCAACATGTCCTTCCATGGCTATGTTTCAACCTTTGCTGCAATCGGTGGAATGATCCGCAAGATCACACAGGCCTAGTCGAGAGCGGAGCATCCGCTCATGGCTGTTTACAGCGTCACACAAAAGTACTTACTGGATGATTACGCCGTACTGCAATTACTGACCCCCTCGGAAATTGCAGTCGGTCAATCCATCACAGTCGCGTCAGTTGATGCAACTTTTAACGGCTCATATGTGGTTAGGGCGCTGCCCCAGTATCTGTACATCGGTATAGACACTGACGGTGATCTGCTTTATGACATAAATGTGCCTATTGCTAATCAGGTGCTTTACGCAAAAGTCGCTGACAATGTTGAGCGTGTTGCTGCCACTGGCACAGTCACCTACACGCAAAACTGCACTTGGATTACAACTGCACAACTAATTACTTACTTAGGCGTGTCAATTAGTAACCCATCAGACGATTTTACGCTTGCTGAACAGGCGCGCAACGCTGGCAACGACTTTGCATATCGTCGCCGTCAAGAGGCTGGCTACATCGACAGTCTCACGACTAGTCCGGGTCATGATGCCACGCTTGGCACGCTTATGTACTGCGCAGCCCTCTGGCGCAGCCGTGGCTCGCTTGAAAACACTTTTGCATCCTTTGACGGAATGGGCACAGCGCCTCAGCAGAGCCTCACACCGATCGTTAAACAGTTGCTTGGCATCGACAGGCCTGCCTGCGCCTAATGGCTTACACAGACGCTCTCAACGGGGCTATAGACAGCCTCACGACCACACTCACAGCGGTCACTGGCCTGCGAGTAGTCAACGACCCCACAAAGCTCGTACCGAACTGCGTTTACATCGACGCGCCGTCCTTTACGACCGTGGCTGGCAATGGCAACATCATCCGCATGGACTTCCCGATTAAGGTCATCGGCTCAGGCCCAGCAGGCCTACCAGTTCTACGCAGCATCCTTGACATCGTTAGCAAAGTCCTACTCAGTCCAATCATTGTCATGGCAGGCCGACCCAGCAACTTAGAAATTGGTGGGCAGCTCTTCCCGTGTTACGACCTTGACTGTGGAATACAAGCCCAAAGCGCATAAGGAGAAACCATGTACACCATCATTAGCCCACGCCTCGGAACCCCGGGCGACGAGTTCATCCCAGAGGAAGGTGTCAACATTGACGCACTGCTCGACGGCGGCCTGATATCCACCGACAGCGTAAAGAAATCATCTAAAGTCAAATCAGAACCCAAGGAGCAATAGACATGGCTATCAGCAGCACTTACCTTTCTAACCCAAGCGTCACCATCAACTCGGTTGACTTGACAGATCAGTGCACAAGCGCGGTCATCAACTATGTGTCGGAACAATTAGAGAACACAACCTTTAGCAACACTTCGCGCACTTTTACGGCAGGTCTTTACTCGAATACCGTCACCGTCACTCTCTACCAGAGCTACGCAGCTTCGGAGACCGAGGCCAGCATTTACAGCCTTGTGGGCACTACCACGACGCTCGTGTTGAAGCCATCGTCTGGTGCAGTGTCAGCAACTAACCCGTCATACACTTTGACTGGCGCGTTCCTGTCGGCACACACACCAATTAACGCCTCGCTCGGTGAGTTATCAACGATTGACCTGACATTTGCGGGTGGATCGCTAGTTAAAGCCGTCGCATGATCTCGCGGCAACAGCCGCTGAGAATTAGAACTAGCAAGACCGCACAAGCGGAGCCTTGCCCGACAAAGGAGAAACTATGAAAGTCAAACTATCTATCGACCTTGGCGACGGTAAGCCAGCGCGTGAAATGACTACCAACATGCTTGCCATTGTTGACTGGGAACGAACAGAAAATCGTCGATCAGCAGACGGCAAAGGCATCGGCTTTAGCGACATGTGCTGCTGGGCTTTTACTCTTTGCAAACTTGCTGGAGACAAAGTGCCAGCCAACTGGCGCGAATGGGTTGCCGAAAACCCTGACATGACCATTACACCTATCAACGAGGTAGCAGACGAGACCCCTTTCATCGAGGGACTTGGCGGCGAAGCCTCTGCGAAGTCCTAGCGTTAACAGGCTTCTGGCCAAAGGAGATCGAGTTCACTATGCGAGACCTGAACACCGTCACCTATGTGCTTGAGCAGATGCACCGTAAGAAGTAACCATGTCTGCTACAGCCACCGTCCAGATTGCAGGCGTTAAAGAAACAATCAACGCCTTACGCAAGATCGACCCACAGCTGCAAAAAGACTTTAAGGCCGAAGCGACAGCGATCGCACAGCCAGCCATCACCGCTGCTAAGGCCGCATACAGCCAGTTTCCATTGTCGGGCATGGCGCGCAAGTGGTCTGATCGAGGCCGCAAGATATTCCCGTTTACAATCTCCGCTGCACAGTCAGGCGTAAAGATGCGCTTTGATACTCGACGCAATGCTGTCGGCGTTATCTTGATTGAACAAAAGAACCCAGCGACAGCAGTGTTTGAGGGTGCAGGCCGTAAAGACACAAACCGTTTAGGCACATCACTAGACGCAGTAAGTCCTGAGCGCGGCTTTGCGATGGCGATGCCGGGTAGGACTCGACTAATCGGGCCAGCGGTCTATAAAGCGCGACGCGGTATTGAGGGCGAAATGGAAAAGATGATCTTGAAAACGATTAACGAAATAAAGAGAGAGGTCGGCTGATGGCTTTATCTATTCCAATCATTAGCGAGTTTGATGGCAAGGGTGTTGATCGCGCCGTTAAAGAATTCCAGCAACTTGAGGGCGTAGCAAACAAAACAGGGCATGTCCTAGAAAAGGCGTTCTTGCCTGCCGTAGCAGCTCTCACAGGCTTAGCTGCTGGCGTAGTAGTAGCAACCAAGGCGGCAATGGAAGATGCCGCACAGCAAGCCGATCTCGCTCGACAGTTACGCACCACGACACAGGCAACCGATGAGCAGATCGCAGCCGTTGAAGAGTCGATTAGCGCGTTTTCACGACAGACTGCCATGGCAGATGATCAGCTGCGCCCAGCCCTTGAGAACCTTTTACGAGCCACAGGATCGCTTGAGTTGTCCCAGCAGGCAATGTCGGTCACGGCTGACCTTGCTACCGCCAAGAATATTGACATGGAAACCGCCAGTGTCGCTGTCGCAAAAGCGTTGGCAGGCCAGACCACTGCGCTCGTCAAATTAGACCCATCGCTCAAAGATGTAATTGACTCGTCCTCAACCGCCGACGAAATTATGCAGGCGCTGGAAGGCTCGGTCGGTGGTGCTGCTGAAATCTTTGCCAGCACCGCTGAGGGTGGCATGAAAAACTTCGGCATCCAACTTGGCGAACTGCAAGAGTCAATCGGTGCAGCGTTTCTACCAGTGCTAGAAAAACTTCTACCAAAACTGTTGGACATGGCAGCGTTCTTGCAAGAAAACACCGATCTCATTCTGATCGCCAGCGGAGTGATCGCAGGACTATCAGCAATGATCATTGCCTACACGACCGCCGTCAAACTTGCCACAATTGCAAACACACTTTTCAATCTGTCGCTTGCAGCCAACCCAATCGGTCTAGTAGTAGCAGCGGTAGTAGGACTCGTTGCCATTTTGACTGCGTTGTACTTTAAGTTTGACACGGTGCGCGTCATCGTTGACAAAGTATTCGATGTCATGGCGGCAGGCGTAAAGATCGCAGTCGGCGTAGTAAAGACATACCTAGAAAACATGTACGGCGTGTTCAAGTTTATTTTTAACGGCATAGCAGAACTCTGGAACTCGACGATCGGCGGCTTCGGCTTTGAGATACCAGACTGGGTGCCGGGTATCGGCGGCAACAGTTACACCATCCCAGAGATGCCAACACTCGGCGGCGGTGGAAGCAGCACAACTACCAGCAGCCGTGGTGGCGCAGCTCGAGAAGGCGGCACAGGCGGCTTCACATCTAGCCCTATGGGCATGATCGAGTCAGCCCTAGTCGCCCCATCAGGCGGCGGTGGCGGCGGTGGCAAGGCCTCAAGCGTCCTAGACCTAAGCAAAAACTATGCAGGCAACCTTGGCGGCAACTACGGCATCACAGGCAACGCAGCAGACTTCTCCAGCCTCTTCGATCAGTTCATGGTCGAGCGCGGCACACCGATCACAGTCAATGTCAACGGCGGTCTAGCAACCTCAGCAGACATCGGGCGCGCTGTAGTAAACAGCATTAAAGCCATGAACCGAGTGGACGGCCCAGCACAAATACAGGTCGCCTAATGGCTGCCACGATCGTCCAGTCAGGGTCTTACGACCTACAGATCGCTACAGGCTTCCTAGTTGAC